TTAATGATGATGTTTCCCCGCTCTCCACAGATAAAAAACTTTACCTGCTCCAGCATCAGGATCGTTGATGTATGCCTTGGCAAATTTTACATATTGCGCAACATCTTCTCCCCAGAGATTCGAATAATCGCTATGCAGCATATTCATTAAATAATACCAGTCGTACTTATTGGCATGTACACCGTTCTGATCCATAACACGGGTAGTTTCTTCTACTGTCCAATGTTCTCCGGTAGTACCGTCAACATTTTTCATTTCCGAAACTGCCTTTTTAGCAAGGTGTTCATCAAAGTGCGGACCATAAGCTATACAATGAATTTTCATCATTATAGCTTCGTAATCTTCCTCATCGATGACTTTGATTTTTTCTAATGCACAGCAAACAATATCATCAACCTGTTCTTCTTTTAATTTGTCACCGTCAATATGCTCTGCATAATGATCGTACTTATGCATTATCTTCACCGTCCTTCTTTTTAGGTTTTTCCGAAAGATTTTCAAGCACTTTCTTTGCAACCTTTTTAGCTATTTCCTGACCTTCTCTACTTGAAAGAAATGCTATTGTAAAGCCAATCAATAAATTGCCCATTGCCAACGCCTCATTTCTTTAAAGTAACAGACGATGGAGTAACTGTAGGCGGTGTAATTTGTGGCCATACAAAAGCTGTGCAGCAAAGATTATTACTGCGAACCACTGCTAAGGGCGGTTCTGTCATCACACGCAAATTATAAATTTTTCTGCTGCGGATTTGATCTGCTCTTACTCCGTCACCACAACGGTTAATCATTTGAATTACTGTCCCGCCTGTGCCATTTAAAATAACTACCGGCAGTGCATCAGCACCTGCGGGGATTGCCTGGGCAATTAACAAACAAATCTTTTCATTATTATTTATTGTCATCGCCGGAATTGTAATTTGCAATTCATTAGCAGCAACTGCCACCTCAGTACTGGCAACTAAATTAGGACATACTTTACATCCATTATTTCCACACATATTATCATCTCCTATAAAAAATAGGGCGGATTTCTCCGCCCTGTATCACGTCTTACGACGGAGCCTTACTTTTTAACCCCTTTAAACCATGTTGCAACCGCCGTTCAGGCTATTAATGCCCAAACCATTGATAATGCCGGCATTCGGGCAAACTGCGCCAATACCAGTAACCTCAGGTTTCGGAAGCATACGGCAAGAGATAGAAGCCAGTTGAGCTTCTACAGCGTTGAATTTAGCATCACTGTATACGCGGTTTTCCAGAACGACATTTTTCGTACGTTCCTGAGCAAGTTGATCACGCAGGTTTTGATACTCATAAAAGTCAATCTTCGTACCGAGTGCAGAGAAGCCAGCCATAGTTTGCTCTTGGGTTTGACGAGCAGTATTCTCAATCAAATATTGAGTACGCGCGCTGTCGATGATTCCCTGTTTTTCTACCTGGCAATTAGATACAGCATTGCAACCATATGCAGGAGCAGCACCGTTATTGTTCCAACCACCACGATTGCCTAAAAAAGCAGCAAACAGGATAATCAAGAAGATAGCAATCCCCCAAGTGTTAAAACCACCATAATATTTTTCGTCCATCTGCAAACAACTCCTTTCTTGATATTTTATTTATCACATCAGCGTTTAAGCTGTTGTAACCCTGCACGTAACCTTGCTAAATTATCATTTGGCTGTTGCCCTTGATTAATATCAGGCTGAACAGTTCCGCCGGTTCCCTGTAAATCACCGACTATATTTTTTACTTTGTTAAGATCTACACCAGCAGCCTTAGCAATAAATCCAGCCATAGGATTATTTAAATATCCATTGACCTTAGTAACAATGTCTGAACTAACACCATTCTTAGCCAAAGCGTTTAGCGCATCACCCTTACTATTGACCTTATTCGCTACATTCATCGCCGTCGCCCATGCTTCCGCAAGGCGGTTCGTGTCCTGCTGGTTTAGTCTCAGCATTTGTGCTACAGCTTGTGGATTGATCATTTTTAAGCACCTCGATTTCACGCTTCATATTCTGCATTTCTTTCAGCATATCTGCCATAAGTTCCGTTTGCTCCTGCATCTGCTGTTCTGGTGTTTTAGGTTGGGTAATTACTTTAAGTTCAACAAGCTTGTTATAATATTCATTACTGATTTTTTCTAACTCATCATACGCACTTTGAGTAACTCCAACCTTCTGCCTGTTCCCATAAAAATCAACCTGAATAATATTTGTTCCATCTACAATACAAGTCATCGTTTGTGGATATGTAGTAAGTACAGAACTGCTTGTAATTCCTAAATTCATATTGCCACTCATAGTCTTGCCTCCGTTCATTTATCTTAACTATATTATCCGTTAAATCAGCTCTTATAATCCGTCAACATTCCCTCATAATTCCCTAATATAGGCATAAAAAATAAGGCAGCCACAACTATTATGTGACTGCCTTTAATGCTCTCTTAACTGAATTATACGCCTGCTGCAGATCTCTTTCGACCGTTTGCACTGACGTATCTATTTTCATCGCTATTTGATAGTTTTTAAGATCGTGAATAAACTTGAGTTCTATAATTTCTATTTGCCGCGGCGTTAGTTTGGCTTCTGAAATGATTGCTTCAAATTCCTTTCGTGTGGACTGCGAAAGCCAATCTCTTGCCTGCAAACGGCAAGTATCCATATAATCACCTGCTCGCTGCTATAGCTCCTACTAATACCCCTCCTGCAAATCCCCAAAAGGCCTTCTGCCTCTGCTTTAATTCACTTCTGGACTTTTCTTGTTTTATTTGAAAGCTCAACGTCTGCAAGGATTTGTTTTGCTCTGCTATTGTTTTTTTGGAGTTCGACAATGATTCCTGCGCAAGCATTAGCTCGCTCCTTATCTTCTGATAAGATAAACGCTGCTCTTCGATTAGCTTCTTCAGCTCGTTCGAGTTCATCTGCTGCAGTTCCAACGTGTTCGATAGCCCTATCAACAGATTTTCCTGTCTGTTTATTATCGTCTGCAATTCGTTGAACTGTTCCCTGGACATCATTATTGTTTCCGGAAGTTCCTCCGCAAAACAATTCAAAGAAAATGATAAGCACAGCAATAAGGGCAAAACTAATAATAAGATACTTGCTATACCTGATTTGTTTTTCTTCATTCACTTTCTGCCCTTCTTTCAAATTAAATTCTATTTCATTATCATTAAGATAGTTCTATTTTCAATATAATCAACCTGTGCGCCGTTTTCTATACTCCCACTTATATTTCCTAGTGTTTTAGAGATAAAACAACGCACAGGCTAATTCTGTGGCTGGGTTTTATCTTACAGATTGTAATAAGTAATGCACCCTACCAAAATCGCAAGAGCAATACCAGCCCAAATCAAAATACGCTGTTTTTCCATATTAGTCACCTCCTTATACAATCTTTACCAATTATGATGCCACCAGATCGCCTTACCACGAATAACATCACCGCCTGGTTTCAGTTCTCCGTCGCCTGGCACATCTGGCAATTTCCACAAGTCCCAGCGTTCAAAAGTAGTTGCCGGGCCGTAGTCGTCTAAGTCTGCTGCTTCTGCATGTGTCATTACGGTATCGGCATCAATGTCCAATCCAAGCTCCTCACACAATACAGCTACAACTTTCGCCATACTATCTATCTGTAACTCTGTCGGTGGCACGTTGCCAAAATCAATATGCCCATTAGCATAGGCTACAGCATCTACACAGCATGCTAAAGCAATCCCAATAGCTCTAGAATTGCGCCGCCATGTATGAACCTTATATTCAGTTAAATCATCGGTTGTCGCCATAACAGCGCCGTCGCTGTCAATGTTTAGGTGATAGTCACTAAAAAACTGGTGATAAATACCAGCTGACCAGTGTAGATAGATTTTATCAATATTACCTTTACCCCTTACTGCTAACTGCCGCAGCTCATCTAAAGTGATTCTTTTCGTCACCATTGTTTTCTGCCTCCTGTTCAAACTTGTCAGGGACACCGTCCCCGTCTTTATCTACTAAACTTGTAGCTATAAAGGTCACAAATGCAACCATAGCCGGACCTGTGATCTCACGTATCAACGCCAGCAGGTCAGACATAATAATCTTATCTAGCCATAACCACATATACATCCATGCAGCGTAATAGGTCAGTACCAGCAAAACGACTGCAATAAAATAGCCTACAATGACAGCCATTATTTTTGGCGACATTGAGGCTACTTTGTTTCTAGCACCTACTATTAAGTTTTTTATTTTCTCAAACATAAATATCACTTATCCTTACATGAACAGTTATTACATTTGTTTTCTACCAGCAATAGCCGTTCACCAACTTCATCAATCCTGTTATGTGCAGATTTTGCCCTCTGATCAATCTCAGCAAATTTTATTTTTAAATCTGTTGTACGTTCTTGTTCCCTATTAATAGTCTTAGCTAAAGCGTCAACAGTCTTTTGGAGGTTCTCTATCGCCGTAGACAAAGGATTTATTATCCAAATCTTAAATACAAAACCTACTATGCCAAATAAAAAGCTAAAGATTGTTATTGAGGCCATTGCCATTTCAACCATCTTTGCACCGCCTAATCTAATATAATAGCGTCCAAATCCTCTTTGCTTAACGCTGCCTCTACTTGTGCCTGTTTAATCCATCCTTGCTGCTTACAAGCACCTATATGAGACGATAAATCAGCACACCAGGTATATACCTGAGCAGCGTTAAGATACTGTATTGTTTTTTCAGTTTCTCCTTCTTTATAGCCCCGGACTGGACATCCCAAAGGATATTCGTTTGCAAAACGTTCTGTGCTGACATTCAGTGCAATTCCCTGCATCGTAAGCTGAGTATCTTTATCGCTATCATACCTCACAAGTTTACCGGTGCATTGAGAAATAAAACCGCCAGTAATTTTATCTGCTGTCCATGCATCAACAAGTTTAAGCTTTTGGGCTTTTAATTCTTCTAACGTAAGTTCTGGTTCCGGCTCCGGATCAGGCATTTTTTCCAGTTCCCATGTCTTCCCATTAAATTTTATAATGTGTCCATCTGCGCTTGATGGTGGCTCAATAGTTGTTGCGTGCGGTGGTATAAGCCACACTTCTTTCCCTTGCAGTTCTGTTTCAAGCGGGTCTAAAAACGCTTCTGACATTGCACGATAATATCCGTTCTCGTCATAATAATATAATTTCATCTTTGTTCTCCCCTTAATATTTAATGCAGTAAATTACAGTCATAGCAGGCGGCTGCACAGTAGTACTTGCACCGTAAATGCTATTGCTACGAGAAGCATCAAAACTGGTAGATACTGCATATTCATCTTCGTTATCATTCCAACCATCGTATCTGTTAGTATTGTTACTTCCTACAAACGCACCACTAATACTAGATTTAAATGCTGAAATATTACCAGTAATATTAGGCAGCCCAGCTTCGTAGTAAGTTCCGGCACCTATGCCGCCCTCTAGGAATCTAGCTACAGTATTTGGCAAATTAAATGTAGTACTACCATCGCCGGCACCGTAAGTTGTACCGATTTTATTAAATAGATTAACATAAGTAGTTCTGTTAACTGCTGCACCATTGCAGTGCATATATCCTTCCGGCACCCCTGTATATGCCACGGCGATTATTGTTCCCACTGGGTTGGAGTCTACAATTATATCTTTCGTTCCGTCGAAAGCCACGCCGTTTATTGTGCGGGAGGTTTCTAGTTTCGTAGCTGTATTTGCATTGCCCAGCCATTTCGCAACGCCGACATTTGTTATTCGCGCAAATTCAAAGGCATTATGTGAAAAGATTGCTGTTTCACTTTCATTACTAGTTATTGATGTAGTCGCAATATTGTTACCAATTTTGAAGTAATGACCAGTGGTTTCTGTTGCATTATAGTTTAACGCCCCTGTTGTGCTAGATATGATATTCGCTTGCACTGTTGCTGTACGGGGTTTTACGCCTAAAACAATTTGTCCTTGACTGCCTGCCGCTGTGCCGTTTGATACTATAATGTTTGCTCTGAAAGCATTTAAAGCTGTAAAAACATTAGTACCTTGCTCTATAGCTTCTTTCGTCTTTAACGGCGTCATTGCTTTGTTATCAACTACACCAGCGATAGCTTCATCTGTTGTTGCTATACCAGTAATGCCAGCTAAACCTTCTAAGCTGTCAGCAATATCCTGTGCTCTATCTGCCTCTCTTGTAGCTGTAGTTGCTGAAGATGCTGCCGATTCAGCACTGCTTTCTGCACTTGTCTTACTCGCAGAAGCTGAATTTGCTGATGCTGCAGCTAACGTTTTAGATTCTAATGCAGATTCAGCACTACTAGAAGCCGCACTAGCGGAATCTGAAGCACTTTTTTTACTATTTTCTGCAGCAGTTTCAGCAGCCTTAGCATTTTCTTCACTTTTTGCAGATTTGGTTTCACTAGCTTTCGCATTATTCTCACTTGTTAATGCAGCATTTTTACTTGCTAATGCTGCATTAGCACTGCTAGAAGCTGATTCTGCTGAAGCCTGGGCTGTTTCTGCACTGGCAGCAGCAGACGACTGTGATGCAGCCGCAGCATTTTTACTTGCTAATGCAGATTCAGCAGAAGAAACAGCTGCACTTTTTGCGTTTTCTGCGGCAGCCACTTTTTCATCAAGTAACGTTTGAACGTTATTGACAGCATCTTCTGCCGCAGTAGCCGCAGCTTCAACAGCGGTATTTTTAGCAGCAACAGCTTCATCCTTTATTTCTGTAGTCTCATTTACTGCAGCATCTTTTATAGCGGTCAGCTCTTCGATTGCAGTATTTTTAATATTTGTTGTTTCGTTAACGGCGCTCTCTTTGACCTGTTTCGTTTGCTCTAATACATCTTTAGCTAAAGGTAACACCCTCGCAGGGTCCTCCGTCAGTACAAGCCCATCACCAGCATCATTGATTCTAAAACTCATTCCAGCCTTTACCGGAAAAGTATTATTAAAATTACTTACATCAATACCAGCAGATAATGTCCTATTCAATTTTTCATTTAATTGCTGACATATAAAAATTAGATCGTCAAAAGACAATTCAATATTCTCTGCAAAAAACGGACCTTGATTAACCAGGTTCATTAGCTGATACAATGGCAGCTCACGATAAATAGTTATTTTATGCCCTTCAGGCAGCGGATCGCCATTAGCTGGATAAGTAACTGTTTTAGCTCCAAGATCGACAGAAAAATTCTCCGTTTCTACGGCAACGCTATCATCACCTGTAATATATACTTTTATATATTCAGGATGATCCGTCATCTGAAATGTTATTGGGAATTTCGTTGTCGCTCCATTACCAACATAAATATCTTTAACTGTCGTATTCTGTACAGTCATATGCTCGCCCCCTATATTTTTGCTGAGGCCGGAGCATCTTTAACCACAGTAGCATTTAACATACTGGCTATGGTTGATGCTATCTTTAACTTCTCGTCCAAAGATGCAGCCTTCTTCTGCTCCTCCAACAGTAAATTTATTTGGTCTTGTATGATAGCCTCTTTATCCATAATTTCACTCCTGTTCTATAACTGGAAGTACGCCTTTGTTCTTCAATAAGTGATAAATAAACAGTCGCCCTTTTTGCGTCCAATAAGTATGAAATCTATTTTCACCGTCAGCAGTAGAAAAAGTCTTGCTTTGGGTATATCCGTCACACTGATATTTTTCATACAAAAACCATATACCGCCTTGTTTATACTGAACACCTAACTCATGAAGCAGGCTATTCATTTTCTTTGCGCTCATACCATAGTCTTTTGCAATCTGCGTTACCGACATCTTTATATTATTGTTTAGGATAAAATCGCAATAGCTTATTCGAGGTTGCATTTCATTTATAATCTGCTTTTGTTGTTTATTTTCAATTTGCAGAGCCTGTACTTTTTCTGTCAGTTCTTCAATAATTCTAAGAACATCTGGTAAAGCTTTCTGACTTATATCACAGTTTTTTAATATCCCTTTTTTCAATAGATCTTTTATCAAAGTGTCTCTGTCATTAGCCCAACCTATAACTTGACCATTTTTGATTGCAGCAAAATTTTGCATAAAAATATACCTCCAATTATTAATACTAGAAATTTTCAGTTTTAATAATTAATGACATTAAGAATCATGTTCTTCGGATTCGCTTAATAGATCGCCTCGATTTTTAGATAATGCTTTTTCTAAAAGCATTGCAGATGATTCAAACTCTTTTAGATCATGGCAAATACTTCCTAATCTTGCAAAAATTTCACCAAACAATCTGTAATCTTCATTCTTAAAATTTTTAGTTCTTAATTCATTAATCATACTTTGAAATAAATTTAAAACTTGCTCTTTGTTACTATGTTTTGTTTCCATAAGCCTCTCCTTCCAAATAAAAAAGCGCCTACCGAAGTAAGCGCTTTCTATTAAGTTCTAACTAACTTTATGATACTATTTTAACTCATTTTTATAGTGGTTTTGTCGGATACATTTTTAATTTTTTACATCGCCTCTGCTCTCATATCCAATAACCTTACATTACTATTTTAACTCTTGTTAAATGGCATTTTGTCGGAAACTTTTTAAAATTTTAAATACCCAACAGGAAGGGAGTAGCTTTAACCGACACCCTCGGCAGGAATTAAACTAAGCTTTGTATTGATTACATCAAGTGCATCACACGATATTTTTATACCTATGTCTTTTATTGTTGTGGCGAAGCATTGCGATTTTTCAGGCGTGTTACAGTAGTTATAAAGTTTTAATACCTCATGCAAAGCAATCAACTTACCTTCTAAATCCTTTATCTTCTTCTGTAGCTCTATATTCATAGGCGCATTAACAAGCATAGGTCTTTGTGGCTCACACGACGATTTTACTGGGAACAATTCAGCAGGTGTAAATTTTCGATTTCTAGCTTCGTATATCTTTCTAACTCCACTTTCGGTAAGTACTATTAAGGCAGCGATTGTAGACTTGATTTTATTCTCTCTGCGGTACTCAAACAAGTCATGTCCACGCAAGAAGTAAAAATCTACGTTTTCTGTCATAAACCACGGTCTACGAATATAATTTTGAATCGACGACGCATCAACCTTTAAAATCATAGCTACGTCTAACTTAGTTAACACCGGTACGCCTTTCCAGTATTTTACCGTAGGCTTATAAGGTTCTTCAATGAGTGTTTGCTGCAAGGGAGTAGCTTTAACCGACACCCAAGGCTTCTTGCCTAGCTGTGCTTCCATTTCATGAAAGCGGTTGATATAAGATGCGGTAAACGACGATCCTTTACGACCTGTTTGCTTATGAGCTAAAAACTCACAGCCTTTCTTGGTTATTTGATAGATTTTATAACGTCTGCCAGTACCAGCTTTATAAGATGTTTCTTTGAAAAAATCATCAGAACCCAATTTTGGGTTTTGACCTAAATAGCTAATATAAGTATCAATATCTCTCAATAAATGGTCATGTCTTTTGTTAAGCATTACTGCTACTTCACGGCTGTCTAAAGTTAGTGTTTGCAAATTGTTCATTTTTTAACTCCTTTCAATTTGAAAGAAGTCAGCTTCTATGATACAATATTTCTTAGAAGCTGAAGCTTCTGGTTATAAGACTGGTTTTTGCTTTCGACGGCGGCCAGTCTTATTTATTTTTTAGGCCCTTAATCCCTTTTCGAATTGCCTCTGCGCGTTTTTCTCCAGTTTTTTGGCAATAATTATTTAAAATTTCTATGCTCTCTTGATCTAACCGAACAGTAACACGCTCTTCTTTAGGATTATTAGTAGGGCGACCAATTTTTGCAGCCATTTCTTCACCTCACTTTTGTCTGCCATAATCATATTACATTATTGTCTGCCGAAAGTCAAGAATAAAAATAAAAGTACCCTAATATTTTTAAAGTACGTCTTATCGAATTAATCATATAACAAACTTTCATCAAATTCTTTATCAAAAATTTCTAATTTTTTATACATTTTTATTTTATGTTCTTCTATAAACTTTGTCGTCAAGTATTTTTTTCGTTCACCATCATATAAAAAGTAAAAAAAGAAAAATATCCGTCCTTTTATTCTAATATCTAAGCTCCTATCTATAGCAACTAAATCCCGAAGGATACTATCATATAATTCCTCAACGGATGACATATATATAATTGTCATATATTTTTCAAAAGTATACTCTGCATTTTTAGGAAAACGCAATTTTCCTAATTTATTATAAACATTTTCATATATCACAAACATCATTGCTGGAGTATACGTTGGAGATGTAGCATACATTTTAAAAACTTTATCTGTATAATCTAATAAAGATAAAGTTATTTTATCTTCTATAAACTCTTTTTTCATTTTTGATGATAAAAATTTTGCATATGAAGTAAATCTATTAAATTCCATATAAACGACCTCCTAAAAATTGGCTTTTCAGTTTTCAACACGATTATACCATACAAATTACAATTATGTTATAATTGTGAAAAAGATGAAAGAAGGGTTATTGTGAAAAAAATATTGCTAATGCTATTTATTCTATTCTCTTTTACTAATATCGTTCTAGCTAATGAATCACTGTATTTTACAAATCAAGACGTTAATACAAGTATAAAAATAGCGTTTAAATCACTCAACTACAATATGGATTCTAAAACGACTTATTTTGATAACGAATGGGTCATGCCAATAACATTTTTAGATAATTTACATACAGAGGCATTACTCATGAAAGTAGCTATAAAAAATGCTGAACTTACACCATCTACATCTATCAAAGATAAGATATTATGTGAGCATATCCTTCAACAAACTCAAGAATTAGTTTTAGCAAGAGTAAAAGCTAGAATTTTATCTTATTCATTAGCCAAATTACCAGCACAATATCCGAACGATGGTTTTACAAATAAAATATTAGAAGATACTGCTAATGATATAGCAAGAATAAAATCAAACCTAGAAAAAAGTTTAAAAAGTTTGTGCACCTAAAAAAACCCCCTCAAATTTGAGGGGGTTTTTTATTTTACCGTTCTTTTTTCGGCCGACGTCTAAAGATGTCGCCAACTTCTGGCTCCATACCATTGAACAAGATATCATATCCGTTAAAGAATAATTTGTTTAACTGTGCAGGCACGCCTAATGCTGTTCCAACAAATGTAGCAGTAGGCTCAACCAATTCGTCATAATCTGCTTTGCCCTGGTAAACCTTTTGTACCTTACCGGCAGCACGTTCCATTTGCTCTATCGTGCCTTGTACTGCAGTCATTCTATACCCGTAAGTCTGCATGCCTAAAGCCCTGCTCCAGATAGCATTACCAACCTGTCCAACCGGTCCGGCTAAACTCATAGGGTAAGTAAGCAGTTCTTTTGATATCTTTTGATATTCATCCTTATCTTCTTCAAATGGATCTTCGGCCGACAACATCAAGTTTATAAAAGCAAACATTACAAACTTAGCTCCCACAAACGAAGTAAGACGCATTATGTCTTTTTCTTTTAAGAAGATATTATACTCTCTGGCCCACTGATTATATTGTGTATTGAAGAAGCCTTGGAAGGTAGTAAACAGTTTAAGCATAGGTCCGCCACGCAAAAGCGGTGCAACCTCCGTAACTCTGCTGCTGCCAAGTGTACGTCTAATAACCGTATTGGCAAAGTCCACAGCTTCTGCTTCGCCTGCACCAGCCCTTATTTTTTTGCCATACGCCTGCATCCATACTGGAATAGCAGAAAGATTATCAGTAGCGACCAGCAATCTTGTGCCAAATTCAACAGCTTTCTTTTCTATAGGATTCAGGCTTTCCATTTCTTTCATATCCCGCAGGGAAATATCAGGAAGCACAGACCTTTCTTTCATCCAAGGGGATTTGCTGTAAACAAATTCCTTAGCCGATTTATAGCCCTCTGCAAGCTGCATATTCATACTGTAATTACTCACAGCGGCAACGACATCACTATATCCAAAACCATCTACAGCATTACCATAAAGCAAGGGATTACCCAAGTTCTGAACGGCAGTTTTAAGATTAAGCATAATAGCAGCATTTACAGTACGAGCCCTAAGCCAGTTAGCAACACTGCCCATCCAGCTTTCACCAACAGAACCGCTGTTAGTACCTTGAGGATTTGCCGCACGTTCAAGATATTCTTTAAAGGCGGAGAAATCGGCCAGTCCTAATTTTTCTTTAATCAGAGTATACATTTCCTGATCGTTCATAATTTTGCGGAAATCGCCCATAACCTCACGGAAGCACAGATCATGTATCGCATCCATAGCAACATTAAACTCTGCTCCACGTTTTAGATTAACAGGATATTTAGCCTTAACACGTTCTTTTAAATGGCCTCGTCTGGTGCTCATTGTTCTAATATTGCGGCCTTGTCTGGGGTCAGTATCAGAAATAACTTCTTGCCCAGCGTGTTTAGAACCAGTATCACCGTCACGCATCAGCGGGAAATAACCGCCACGCATAACAACAGTCTTGCCGTCTGATAACGTCAGCTCTACAGGCGACGCTTCTACTTTCTTAGGACTAAAACCTGTCCAACGAGTTTCAAGAGCTTCCATTTCAGACCAGTACATCTCTGCAATATCTATCTTAGCCTGTGCATATTTTATATCCGCTTCAGTAAGATTACGCCCTAAGAAGTCAAGCAAATTGATTTTAGTCTGTACTATATCGCCATCTACCCACAAAGCAGAACTTTCAAAACCTACCGGTCTAGTGCTGCACAATACTCTGGCACTGCTCTCGTTGCCTAAATTCATAAGCATTTTTAATAAAACATGCTTATCTACAGAAGTACCTAGCTCGTCATATTTTTCCTGATAATCGGCCGCCTTTTCTGCAGCTTTATCCGGCAGCCATTCCCTGTAAGCCTGCGCTGTTTTTTCCTCATATTCTAAAATTTTTCTTGTTTCATTATCGGCCGCTTCTCTAATAGCTGCGCCAAAATGTTTGCTGAAAAATCCATACTGCCAGTCGTCCATCATTTCAAAAAGATTGTCCGTACTGCGCAAAGATGCTTTTAGCTTCTCCATTACTGTAGGCTGCTGTGCAACGCCAACCTGCGGTTTCCAGATAGTTTTCAGCTTATTAAGTGTTTCCTGTGCTTCAGCTTTAAATTCAGCATAGGTAGCACCTTTCTGTAAAGCATTGATACTCATTTCCTGTTTAGCGATCGCTTTGATATTTTTAAGCGCATTTACTACATCTTCAAGCTGGCTTGCCGTCATACGTTCACGAGGATTTGTAATGCTAACATCCTCATCCATTATCCAATCGGCAACTGCAACATTGTCATAAAGATCATCCATATCATTCAGATAGTCTGATAAAGTTTCTGTCTTTTCAAAATCAGAATAATCTTTACGCTTATAACCGAACCTTTCCATAATTGCTGCTGCTTGAATAAAGTTTCTTTCATTACCCCACGTTTCCCTTTTAGCTTTAGCCTGCTTCCTGAAATAATTCTGCCACTTAGCATACTGATTACGCAGTCTTACGCTTTCAACTACACAAGCATGATTAAACGCCTGGACGTTTTTATATCGGACCGCAGCAGAATAATCATCATTTTCCAATGCCACAGCAGCTTTAGCCGCAGCATTTCTTTCGGCAGTAATATACTTTTGGGTATTCAAAGCCTCCTTTAATTTCACTCTGTTCTGCAGGTCCATCTGTGCCTGTATTTTAGCCGTTTGCCTGCGTGCAACAGCAAGTTTTCTAAGAGTTTCAGCATCACGCTGACCCTTTAACAAGCCTTGTGCTTTATCCTCAATAAGCTGTGCTTCTGTATTTATCAAAAGACCGCTCTCGTCATTATACATAGCATCACGTGCAGCTTCTTCAGCAAGCCCTCTCTCTTTGTAAATATCAGGGAAGGCGTCTTGCACCATTTCATCAATATGTCTGTTAACCGCACCATTAAAAGATGGTTCTGACATAATCGTTTTAGCCAGCTCGTCACCGGAAGTAAAACCATTAGCTTCAGCGATCATATCAAAAGTTGCCATTTTACTTTCATCAAAATTGCCTTCTAAATATCTGTTAGCTACGCCCTTCGCTGTTTTTAAATCAGATGCAATATCAAGTATCTGCTCCGAAGCCATATATAACGGCTGTTTTGCAATCGCTTCTTTGACCTGCGGCTCTACATCTTCACGATATTTTTGAATCCGGTCTTTACGCTCCTGATTGAAATTAACAAGGCTTTCTTTTGTTAATAACTGTACTGCCTTATTGTGAGCTTTAGCAGCAAAATTACGCAGCATTTGCTTACGTGGTTCTGAAAGTGCATCTAACACAACATCTGGCAAAGCAGAAAAATAACCGTCAATACGCTCCATTTCTGATATTTGCTCTTCACTTGCCAGCATCCTGTCAAAAACCTGTCTTACTTCATCGTTGATTGGAACAGCATTTTTACTGCGCTTATCCGAAAAAACGGCGTTATAAACAGCAAGCAGCCATTTTTTGAACCTGTTAAATACCGGCTGCAGCTCTTTTGAGGGCGCCTTGCCTTCAAGCATATAAGTTTCTGCGGCCTCTGCCCAGCGTTCATGTGCTGCTGTTTTTTCTTCCTGCGACAAGCTATCCCAGTCTTTAGTTACACCTGCATAATCAAGCATAGTCTGACGGTCTTTTTTCATCTGCTCTGTAGCATTAGGGAGAGCCCCTTCACGCATGAGATTCTCAATAAAGTAATGTCCGACAGCTTCATGAATAACAGTACTCATATCAGCACCTTCAAACAGGCTGATAATTGCTTTGCCTTCTTCGTCCCAGGTGATAGCGCCTTTAGTTTTCCCTTCGGACTGGTAGTATCCCTGCATTTCTTCTCGTCTCTTGCGGAGTGCATTTTCATCTGGTATACTATTATTAAGAAAGCCGTCAAGGTCGGTGCCTTTGATAGCGGAATCGCTGCTATCAGACTGTAACCACTTGGCGGTTTTTTCTTTGTTTACATATGCAACTCTGCCTTTTTTGATATTATGCTCAATAAACCAATTATAATTTGTGCCATTAGCACCGCCTTTACCATAAGCGCTGTTAATGGCATTTACTTTATAACGGTCACGGCTTACATCAAGATTAAGTGGAACAATGATAGTAGAGCCTTGTGCATCTTTCAAATCCAGCACTACCACCTTCCGCCCTGAATAAGAATCTAATACCATTATAGGATCAGCAAATGCCCGTGGTAATTGTTTCAAAAGGTCCGGTGTCATACCATCAAAGTGTTTTTCAAAAATATGGTTGATCCTGCCACCGTCAATAGTTACAGGCAAAATTTTACCGCCTGCAAGGTTTATCGCAAGCGGCGTAGTCATTACCTTATATGGTTTCGTTTCGTTCAACGTACCGGCTTTATATTCATCTACGATACCAGAAAAGTTATTTTCATCCTCAAGCAATTTTTCGTTAGCACTTTTAGTTTGCATATACCGGCCATTAGTAGTGCTGACAACTCGTTTGAAGCTTAAAGGGTTATCTCTGAAATACTGCATAGGGTCATCAGGATTAGCAATCATAGCACGGCTGGTTAAAATAGCCAGGACGTCACCTGTTTCCTTTTGATTTAGTCCCGCTTCGGTCAATTCATTTCTAAAAATATCAACTGCAGTTCTAAATTCCTCGTCGTTCTCCAACGCTTTTTTATAAGCGCTTTGGAGAGCTTTTTTATTTCTGGCGCGTTCTTCTGTATAACCACCCTGTTCAAAAGCTACGTTATTGCTTACAGCCTGGAAAAAGCCAGGATTTTGAGCCTCTGCCGCACAATACGTACCCATTGGCATTTCAATATCCTCACCACGAACAGCAGCCGCCTGCAGTTCAGAAACCTCTATACCAAAGGTATCTTTTACATCCAGGTTAGGATTTGCCTGCGCATATGTAAAAAGGGTTTCAGCATCTACATAAGCCTTTTCTTCTGTCGTTTGGTTCAGTACTAGTTTGCTGGCGGTAATATCTACGTCCTTACTGTTTTTCATCGTTTCCGCAGTACGTACAGCCTGCTCCTGCATAACTCTATTTGCATTACGGTCTACGGCAATGCTTACCGAACCTCCAAGCCCACCAAACACCGCACCAATAGCACCGGAATAAGCGCCTCTTTTAGTGATTTCTCCAAACTCCTGATAAAATTTAAGTATTTGCTCTTGAGTGGAAAGATTCGCATTTTTAGCCCATATTTCAGCAGCAGCATCCGGGTATTCCTGAATCCATTCAGTAATGCCTTCTGTCAATGCAGTTTTAAAAACTTCTTTGGTCTTACCGCCCATAGTTGCGATTTTAGCGGCTCTTGCTCCTGCTCCCATGACTTTGCCCAAGCCAACTTTTTCAAGAGCAGACTGTGCAACAGCGTTTAACGACGCCGCAGCTCTGGCCCTGTCATTAGATACCCCAGCTTCAGTAAGGTCTAAATATTGTCCGCCTGCAATCTGACTGCCCATAAAGGCAGCAGCACTCCAGCCGCCAGTACTTATTGCAACGCCGACCTGGGCCGCTAATTGTGGTGCATTCTGCAGTAAGTCATAATAAAACTGGCCTGCCGCAGTTTCAGCCTTTACTTCTTCTGGCTTAAATATTTCACTGCCACCAATACGTTTGGCTTCTGTACCAATAGTTTTTAGCTTATCTCCACCAACAGCATACAAAAGCCGTCCTATTGTATCTGCGCTAAAAACCTTGGATTCCGTTGTCAAGTCAACATCTTTTTTATCTGCACCCAAATCAGCAAGCAGTGCAACTGCACCATAACCGCTGCGAGCAACATTCTTAAAACCATTTTTTAGCGCTGTAATACTTTTCCAGTTATTTTCTTGCTCGCCCCAAAATTCTGCAGCTTTAGTACCGGCAATGCTCATAAGCACAGGGTCTTTTAACGCCTCTGCTGTTCTCGGTGCGATCTTCTCATATTTATTCCAGTCATAATCAAAGTTTTTAGGTAAATAATAATCAGGATTACGAGCTGCCATTTGAAGCGATATATTATTTGCATTAGCACCTTGTAATGCCTTATTCTTTAAATCGTCTGGTATAAACTTTCCTGCCGCTGCTACATCGTACAATACAGACCTTGCCATATTACCACTCCTCGTTAATTTCTCCTCTTAATGCCGCTAAGTGACGTTGTTTGATAGATTCAATAGCATCACTGAAATTCATTGCCGCCAAACCAGTGCGCTCACTGGCTCCCCAATCACTGAACCACGGAGCACTTTCATTTTGCTGTACTGCGGTTTCATTCTGCTGTGGCATCTCCAGTAAATGCGGAGCTGCATCTACACCATTGCTCAAAGCTATAGCAGCAATCTGCTTATTGAGCTCCTGGATATCCATAGGCCTATTTTCTTCTGTAACTTTTTTCAATGCCGATACTTGATATAAATCATTAGGGTTTATAGCTCCAAAAAATGTTTTTGCACTTCCCAAATCAATATTATTGCCGTTACGTTTTTGATAAATATCTATATAAGGGGAAAGATTAGGTGAAAGGCTACTCTTTAAAGAGCCCCATTCAAGTTGCTTACTATTGAAGCTTTTATAAATAGCACGATTTTTAAACGCCTCTTTTAGAACTTCGTTCCCTGTCGCAAATCTTGCATCAGGGTCAGTAATATCTTGCAATGCATTATCCAGAAAAGCCTGCAAATCTCCGCGTTCCACTTTATCATCAATAGTTTCATCAATTATAATAGCTAAACGTTTATCAACATCCTTATTTCTTGGATCTTGATTTCTAGCAAAAGCCAATAACCTGCTTCTATCTGCTTCACCCAAGACTGTTGCGTTTTGGTTGATTAATGATACTGCTTCGGCTGGTGTTACAGTGCTATTCGTAATTGCATCCTTGATTGATTTATAAATGCCACTATTAGATACCGCAGCGGCAGCTTTTGTCTGAATGCCTATTAAATCATCACCGAATTTTAATAGCGTCCGTTCTACATCCGCATCTCCACCAGAAGCACTAAAAACCATATTTCTCATATCCTGCGAATCAATAATACCTGTTTTAAAATTGTCCCATAATCTTTGTTCTATATTTTTTATGATCATATTTTGCTGATTAGTTTTAATGGCATCATTAATATTTTTCTGTTGCACATAATTGTTCCAGGCCTTCTGCCTATCTTCCAACGTAGGCGCATCGCTTATCGGATGAGCAAAACCTAAAACTTTATAATGATCTAAATCCAAAGCAGCAACTCCATGCGTACCGCTTTGAATTACTTTTCCTGTAGAAGCATCATAAACCCCTACATGATCGCTGTCGTCATTATCTTCCCAATCCCAATAAACAATATCACCATTTCGAAGCTGATTCCGTTGGGTAAAAAATACTCCATTGTCCTTTGCATCTTCCATATTGGTTGGCGCCCACGTATTTCCTTCTTTAGCTCCAGCAGATCTCAACCATTTATTGATACTAATAGTGCAAGTATTCTCACCATAATTATTACCTATATCTGCACTAGCTGCTTTTACAATCGCCTTACCATCAACCTCTGTTTTAAAATTATCGCCAAAGATATAATCACGTGCAGCGCCTTCATCCTCGCCAAAAGTAGCATAAAGGTTCTGTCCCATGTTAAACAGCCGTTCTTCTTGTTTGCGAGCATAAACATTTTTAGCATAGGCACTTGTTACGCCCGGATCCATATAAGGACCATATTTTTCAACATAAGCTTCGGCCGTATTTATATCGCCATTAGCATAACTTCTGTCTATCAACGCCTGACCTAATACTCCAGTCCATTTTCTATACTCTAAATCAAGCCTTTCTCTTCCATATGTTCCATATCTGGAATTTATGGCGTAATCAATTTCTTTTTGTACATCGGCTATAACTGCAGGGTCATTAGGAGATAAAACAGCCTTTTGAACAGAACTATTTATAGAATTAGCAAAAGTAGTATTCTGCCAAGCTTCAAACTGCTGCGCTCTGTATTGCCCCAAAACTCTGCGATTAGCATTATCAGTTTGCTGGGTGCTGTAATCAAATAACATAGCACCTTTGCCGTACTTTACGCTTTGAGGACTTTGAGCCATAAGTTCGCTGCGGATCTTTCTTTCACCAGCTTCATACTCACCGACAATGTCAAGAGCACCTTTTTCTTTTTTCTGCATCAACTGCATTCTTAGATCGTTAGTACGTTTTACATACTCATTATTAGCCTGCAGAACGTCGGTTCTTATGATCTGCTCTCTCACATGCTCAACACCGGCCTGAATAATTCTACCGGTCTGAGATGATTCTCTTACAACAGCCTGCTGCCCACTGTTATCATAGCGGACATTAGATACTTTACTTGCCGGTGCTCCTAACTGCGCACCTACTTGAAAAATGTCGATTGCCATATTCCAGCCTCCTTTTGGGTATAGAAAAAGCGCTTTAACAAATTGTTAAGCGCTTAAAGGTGTGTTATAATGTTGTCCGAGATAGTTTGATAGTCGGATTCTCTCCCTGTCAAGGGAGGTGATAGCATGACTGTATACGAAGCATTATCTTTGATGGTAACCTTTGGTACACTCGTTGCTATCATTTTGTCTAAAAGTAAATAATTTTACTTATATAAGACAAAAGACCCACTAACGGTGTAGTCGGCCTTTTCTTCAAGTTTTAACTTATTCAGGAGAGAGCTGACACGCCAATATCAAGCTATCTCTTTTTGTTTATTATATAATACATTTCGTACTAATGCAAGTACAGTCCGTATTACTTAACTATGCTCTCTTCATCAACTCACTTTAGAAGTAAGTTTTCGGCTTCATCGGGAAATAACTGTAATTGCCTTGTCTATAGCCAGTTCCACTACTGTTGAATTGATATGTAGCACCTGTTGTTACACTAGGAGTTGAAGAACCGGAGGAAGCACCTTGCTTTCCTGCGCTCTTAGGACTGTATAAACTACCTGCAAGGGATAACCCACTCATAAGCATATTATTCATAAGTGCACGCTTACCGGCTTTACGGTAATTGCGTGCATTTTGATTATAGATATCACGTTGATTAACAAGGTCAGTAGACTGCTGAAAAATATTCTCAACGCCTTGCCTTGAATTATAGCGTTCGATAGCAAGCTCTGTTTCCATATTATACGCACTGTCAGCTAAAGCGTTTGCCGCACTGCCTGAAGCTGTTATACCGGAAGCACCTATATTAGCCCTCTGCTGGCTTAACATAGCGTTCATACGACGGCGTTTGTTTTCTTCGTTGATAGTATTTGACTTAGACTGTTCTTCAGCCTGCGCCTGCAGTTTATCTGCGTTCTGATTCGCTATCTGAGCATTTACCTCTGCCTGTTGAGCGGCAGCGTTATATTGCTGCTGCTGCGCTCTTCCCGAAATAAAGCCACCCAAAAGAGTGGCGCCTATTGTTGCCGCTACGCCCATTATTCATCATCCTTTCTAAACTCAAAAAAGTGATGCGGCAGATTATAAACTCCATGTGGCGCTGGTTCATGTATTTCTGCGCCAAGCCATTTAAGCCAACGCATTATATTATAATTTCCAACGTTGACCCAGTTATATAACCTGTCGTATCTCTTTAAAAGCCCTCTTACAGCCTTTTTAGTCTGCCTTCCGACAAATACCTTATGGTTCTCCGTTTCCTTCGTCATAAGCAGCCATACGCGCCCCTCGTCGCTCATTATCGAAGCTTTTCTCACTCCATATACAGCAGCGGGTACGCCGTTGATATGCAGGCAGCCGATTTCATCACTGTGCTTCAATCCATCTAAAATATCATCAAGAGCATTAGGGCCAATAGCACAAAATAGTTCACTGTAATTATCTGGTTTAAGATTAGTCGCTATATACTCCGCATCTGCCCTTGTTGGCTTTACAAATTCATACTTTGCCATAATACACCTTACCCTTCTATTTCCGGAATCAAAGATAATACAGTCATTGGCAGCGGATCAGGCTGTTTAATTATTATCTGCTGAGTTTCATCATAAGTAGCAGACTTGATCGTTACTTTAAACTTACCTGTTTGTAAACTAATCGGTTCCCCATAGTCTTCATTACTGCGCCATTTAAATTCATCTAACTCATTCTCCTTCATTCCAAACAATCCACCACGGCTATCTTTAAGTAATAATGTAACTGTAGCAATTCGTTTCTTCCGACTTAAATATGTGCCATCTTGAGCTGTAAAATCTATAGGCAGTGTTTTTATTTCCGCATCTATAGGCAGTCCTACATGTACCTTCTTATACTTATTTCCAAGAAGAACCTTACCGTTTTCTACAGTTTGCTGAGGAAGTACATTTCCATCAGCCAATATAGCCACAGTATACCCTTCTAAATGTTCAAGCCCTGATATTTCATCGGTCGGCTCTCCTTCATAGGTTATACCACTGTCTACGAAAAACTGATCCTCTACATTAGTACTTTTATCACGGCTTTCCATTATTTCCACATAATACTGCCCGCCGCGCTCAATTACTGCATATAACTTATCTTCTGTTGCTCCTCCAATATTACATACACTAACAAACTTCCCGCCTGCCGTGGTATGCTGGTGCCATGCGTAGATATCCTGTTCCTTTATGTAGGTAAGCCCTAACAGCAAACCATCATCACGCACACACCAAACAATACTGTTAGGTATCTGTTGATAGGTCATAGATATTATTTTATGCCCTTCAAACAAGTGTGAAGCCAATAAATTTAAATCATCACCGGTATATTTATCAACATCATAGCTGTAAGCAAGGTCACGTATGATATTGCCCTGGTGCTGCACATAAATAATCCTGCTGCCGATAGTGACAGGATTAACATCTGACACACCCCTATATTCCTGCGGTTGACTTAAAACATTGCTTCCTGTAATGGCTTTGCCTCCGCCGCTTACTTTAAATTCTCCGCCGGCTGTTAACAGCAACATTTCACCAAAAGCTATAATTGCCTTAATGCCATTCATTTGTCCACCGTTTAAAGTAGCCGTAATTCCATCATCATCGGCAGATGGTATGCTTGTTCCAAAGTTATAATAGTCTCCTGTTTTGCTTGTCCAGAATGTCTGCGGAAATCCTTTACTTCCCGCAAAGACTAACCTGTCTTCATAAAACCCTGTTGCAGAAGGATACCCTTTTTCACCATTCCAAGCAGCAAAAGCAAAATCACGGGTTTCATCTGTAGAAGCCAACTGTTTTTTTACAGTCCCTTTCACTACTGTAGGGCTAACATATTCAGTAATCAATACATGCCCCGTATAATCTCCCCCGATGCTTTGAATGGTTATATAGCCTCTCTGCTTCTCATTTTCACCGCTCCAAACGTCTGTATTAAATTCAGTAGAAGTAACTCTGTAGTTAGCAATACTTTCAGACGTGTTCTTCTCAGTCAAGCTATAATTCTGGCTTCTGTTCCCGCTTTGTGTTCTTATGTTCACCCATTTTAAAGAAACAGGATCATATTTTTCCAAACTAAAATTACCATTCCAAAATCCGAAACTCTCTACATAGACATTAGATTTTGGCAATACACTAACCTGTAAATTTTCTCCATTATTACTTGGAATACCCTTTTTGTAGTCTGTTTTTAAAAAATGAGTTAGGGCAAAAAGTTGTCCTTTATCACTTTCTGAAAAAATACTAGAGGTAGAAGTTACAGTTATATCTCCATAAACATCAGAAGCTTTTACTGTAGTATTATCACCAATAGGAAAACCATACTCAACTATAACCCACCCCGGCGAACCATTTTTACCATTTAAAGTTTCCCCTGTTCCTTTACTGCCTGTAACACCACCTGCTCCACCGTCTCCGTAAGAAATACCATCAGTTCCATATACGACATCATGCGAATCATCACTGCCAGTTCTTCCGCCAAGTGCGCCGCTGCCGCCCCCACCACCTCTAGCTTCAATCCCCAATACAGATGATGATTCACCATCAGTTCCAGGAGACGACCATGTTCCTTCATAACTAACAGTTCCTGTTCCACCCTTACCACCTGCACCCACTATAACTTCGTGCGATGTATTTGGAACCACCGAAACATCTTTTATAATCAAAGCACCTCTACCGCCTGTTCCTCCGCCTGCATTAGTCCCGCCTGTAGAACGAGAAAAACCACCCCCACCGCCGCCACCACCAGCAACAATTAATCTCATTGTAGTTGTTTTATCAGAAATATTAAGTGTATATTTCCCTGGTGCTGACCACTTTAAAGTTTTAGTTATTACACTTGACCCACTATAATTAGATAAATCAAACGGTCCACCTGTAATATCCATTGTCTCAAACCGCCAGTCTAAACTGCCATATCTTGCAAGTGTCATTGGCGCATGTTCAGGATGAACAATGAAAAGAACATCAGCGCTCTGTGTATATTTTATTTTTGCGGCATCTTCTAAATCTTTATCAGAAAAAAAGTTTTCTATGCTATATGGTGTGCCATCTTCTTTAACAACAATACCACCATTTGTATAAAACTGGCATCTGCCAGCAGTAATTTCAACAATATAATTTTGATCTGTGCTGTACATAAATGGTATTAGCACAGCCTTTTTATTATTATAAGTCTGCGCGATGAACTTAAAGCCTGGTCTATTAGCAGCGCCACCATAACGCAGAACGAAAAAATTTCTTAAAACAGCAGCTCCGCTGTCATATTTAGCAATATCAGTACGTCCATACATAGACGGCGACAATTCACCGCCGGCAAAACTTGATTTTAATTGATAGAGTGCCATAATTATGCCCCCGTAAATCTTGCTGCCGCTAATCTGTCAATGTGCGGATCCAGCAAATGTTCTTCATCAGCGTCAGTAGAGCTGGCTTCTGCAAAATAAGCGTTATAAGCCTGGATACACATCTGCGTTAAATCCAGTTTGCCAGTCAACGCATAAGCAATTTCTGCAGCGAGCTTCCATCCAAATGCTTCTACAAATTGAGCATCATATAAATCTGCATCAGTAACATCTACAGTATATTCAATCCAGGCATTGCCGATATTAGTATAAATAGCTTTCCCCTGTTTATCCGAAACGATTTTATATTGGTTATCCCTCGGCAAGCCACAAAAATGCTTGTTATACATCATTCTCAGGCATACTGCATCAGCAGGATAACGATATGCATACTTCCAGTTAGGAGGCACATCTTGAAGCGCAGCTAACTGTACACTTCTTGTAGCAAATGTCCAGGGGAATTTCCTTAACACGGCCTGTCTAACATAGTCATAGCAGCGACGGCATACTCGTGCCGGCTCGCTGGCTTCGTCAAGTCGTTCTATTGTAGCTACGCCTATATGATTAAGTGCAATATTACAAATCTCAACCTTATCCATAATTTCACCTCTGTTATAAAGAAAGCCGGGGACATATGCCCCCGGCTGATTTAATCTTGCGCCAGTGCCACTAATTCATTAATAATAGCTTCCCTGGATTTCTGACTTGTTTTTATTCCCTGTTCTTTGGCCAATTCTTTTAAATCATTAAAGTTCATTGCTTCATATTGGAGATAACGCGGATCGTCATTACCGGAAGATACTGCTGCTGGTCTATTAAGTTTCACAAAATGTTCAGGAACCTTAATATTATCTGCAAGCGTTACAATATCATCACGCCTATACATACGACCCAAAGTAAAACAATTACGCTTTACTTTGTAAGTAGCCATTATAAAGTTACCTGGATGCCGTCAGTCATATAAGCAAAGACCTTGCCGCCCACGGCCTCACTAGCGGTGTAAACCAATCTAATATAACGATTACCATATTTGATTGGAGAAAAGAATTGTGCCACAGTACAAGCCCTTGTTTGAATCAGAGAATCAGGTACACTTACCTCAACCTCATCAGCAGGACTATCAAATCCCTCAGTTGCAGAAGATTGTACTTTAACCTTAGTAATCTTGCCGGAAGTCATTGGTGTGGTCAGTTTTACGTCAAAGTACAGCGGATGCATAAACCCGCCTGTACTTCCTAAATCAATAACATTGCTGTTTGCGCTTGCGCCGGTAACGGCCTGATTCTCAGACAGCAATAATTGAGCATCAATACGTGCCATTTTATATTCCTCCTTTTTAAACAAGCTGAGATTCAGTATTCAGAATAGCTGCGCAACGCTGGAACGGAACGCCCCAGAAATTAACAACAGGTTTTCCTTCAACTGTATCAATAGACAGCATAGTATTTTTGTCATTACGTGCAGCCTTGGCCATAAAAGCCTCAAACTGTTTATTACAGAAGATCTGCAAATTGACATTATCAGGATTTTCAATCTGATAATAACCCTCGATCAATTTGTCGAAGATTGTAGTAGTAGCAGGATCTTTTAAATCAACATTGGCCAAACGCACAACATAACGAGGATCTTTAACCGCAAGGCCCATGGACCAATTATATTTATTGGTATGAGCAAAGAATACCTCGCCTTTATCATTTGTTACTTTTTGTTTACCCAAATATTCATGCGTAAAACCTGCTGTATCGCCTTCTGGGAACAAGCCGTATACCTGCTGCTCTCCAAAGCCTACAAACCATACAGAAGTCAGATTATCACCTGTGCCGCCGCAATCAATGATTTGGTCTGCCCAAATATCTTCCTGATTGGTCTTACTGTAAAAATAAGCGCCTAAACCAGTGAATCCTGCAGGGTTGATCTTCTCATCGCCATAGAAAAGCGTAGTCGCCATTTCTTGGTTCATTGCTTCAAGAAAAGCAGCATTCTCACTCATCATCCAAGAAGCCTGCATATTATTCTTTCGTGCAAGCTTTTCGTCGATTTCAGCCAGCGCTTCCATCTCACCGCAAGTAAAAGATACTTGCTTAGTTTTAGACTTGCTCGGCTTAGTCCCGCGGTTAATCATTCTCCACGCTACTTCCGGCAGAGAATAACGCAATGTAGCTTCCTCATAGTCCTTAGAGTTACACATTTTGAACGGCATAATTTTTAAAATCTTATTTGTTTTGGTTTGCAGTTCAATAATTCTTTGATACTTTTTGTCGAACCCTTGACGAGACGCAAAGTCTTGAAGGGTTGCGAAACCTGTCAAATCTGGCATTATTTACCACTCCTTAATATTTTTATTTGAACCCGCCGCCGGGGAAAAACAACTCGGCGTCGTCCAGTTCCTTAGATTTAGGTGCTTGCCCATCAGGCGGTTGGTCTTCCATAAGCAAGCCTCCAATGTTTTGCAGCATTTTTTGTATTGCCGGATGATTGGCTACACCTGTATTTACAAGTACCTGCATAGCCTCACCACCGCCAAAAGTATTAACAGCTAATTTAGCAGCAGCAATGTTCTCACGAGAAATAAGCCCCTGCTTTTGACATTCAGCAGTCCAACCGTCTACAATTTCCTCCTGCTTATGCATAACGTCTAAAACTACTTTGCTATGCAAATCAATCAGCTTAGTAGCCTGCTCCTGAGTAAGCTTTGCGTCTTTAGCAATCGCTGTAAAATCAGCTTCCAGTTCAGGCGAAAGTTCCAGCCCTTCCTGTAGGTTGAATTCATATTTATCAGGAACAGCAGGCTCTTGCACAAGATCATCAAATACATTTTTAGGTGTAGTTGCAGGGTCACCGTCACCTGCAGGCGTTGGCTCTCCACTCGGCTCAACTACCGGAGCAGGTTCTGTTACAAACGGGTCACCGGAAGGAGCAGGTTCACCGCCTCCACCAGCACCATCTGCTTCAAAAAACATTTGTGTAAACTTATTCATGTCTTACCTCCGCTATGTCGTTATCTACTTTAAAAAGGTCATCATCTTCTAAATCAGGAGGGTGTCTAGCGCTCTCTGCTTCATTACGCATCAGCATCTCTAAAGAATGCCCATCGTTCAGCATCCGGATATTCTTTAACAAATCAACGCCTACAGCACGTTTACCTGATAAGAAAGCATTGAAGTATGGCTCAGCTGAAAAAACCGCTGTTTCGACCTCTGTGCTTTCCAAAATGGCATAAATAAAACGCCGTCCGTTCTCGGTCCGCATAATAACGTCCAAGTCGTCCAGCGCTTGTTGTGCAAGCATATTCATTTTTTTGTTTTTCATTAAATCCCGCCTCCCAGCAATTGATCTAATGCATTGCCACCATTAGCAGGGGTTTCACTCATCAACCTGGCCGCATCAGCATAATCCCTAACAGCAGGCGCAGCAGCAGCCATCTGTTCAGCTTGCATTTGTTCCTGCTGTGCCTGAGCACGTTGTTTGCGAAGTTCAGCTACTTCGTTTTCATCACGCACTATCTTTTCTTTGACGCCAGTAGATTCTGCGAAACCTCGTACAGCTTCATCAAGATTGATGATATCAAGCACTTCAGGCTGAGCAGCAGCAAGATTACCAACAAATCCAACTGTACGCTCAATAGCAGGTATTTCAACCATTTTCTGAGCCTGGGCCAAGATAGAAATGAAGGATACTTTTAATTCGCTTTTGTCAATTTCCTCCGGCATAGGCGGAAACAACCCATGTCTCAAGCAAATATCAAAAGTGCGAAGCGTCATAGGTTCTAAAACCTCATTGTGCATTTGCTCAAGTACCGGGGACAACATCAGGAGCTTTTCTTCATGCCGCTCTGCAATCTCACGCGCAGTCATTTGAGGTCCGTCCTGAGATGTAATCATCATAAACAAATCATTATAGAACGTTTCAGCTATCGACCGCCGTTTCTCCTCAGACAATGCTCCTATGCCTTCATAGGCCTTTGCTCTTGGGTCTACAAGTGGATAAGCCTGCTGTACAGTTCCATCAGGATAAAAATTTAGTCCTCCTGGCATTCTGTCAAGCTTCTTCATTGAAGCAGGAAATGCCATCGCTGGATCTGCAGCATTATCAATAGCCCTAAGTTTATTCTTCTCAATCTTCTGTAGCTGCATACAATCGCCCAAAGCATTATGTCCAGGTCCAGAGCCATATACACCATTTGCAATCAAGGTCCAGCGTGGCATAAGGAACGGGCATTCCCTAAACCCTGATATCTTCAGGAATTTGTCATTAGCACCTTTTTCATAGTGATACGAGCGCCAGGGGAAATTGCCTAAAGCCAATTTGTTAGGATCATAATCATCATTACGCTCTATAAGCATTTCAATATCAAAGTATGTTGTGATATTTCCGTTCTTATAAGCAGATTTCACGCTTTCCGATACGTTATCAATACCATATTCTTTAACGATTTGGTCTGCGCTTAACCTGAAGCGTCTAGCGAACGTATAAACTCTTCCCCTTGCATCTACACCACCAGCATATTCACCGCAGGTGTACGGCCGCATCCATATGCCATAATTGTAGTCTTCCAGCATCAGAGAAGCCCCTGTACCAAATTGAGCCATTTCAGCCTCAATCTGCTGCAGCATATTATAAGCATTACTCTTAGAATAAATGCTGCTCATAATCTCCTGGCAATCATCTAACCACATCCTTACAGCGTGGTAATTAGCTTTTTCTTCATCTTGCAGACCAAGCTCAAACCAAGGCCTTGACGGCGATGTCAACCCACTGTGGATACCAGCCGCACATTTACCAACTGCTTTTTGGGGATGTGGGTCTATAAGGTATTCATCACGTCTATGCCCTTCTGTGCTTTGGATATCTTCTTCAAACCTGCCCCTTGTCGGATTTATATACCGGCTAAGCATCCTCCACGTTGGCTCATATTGGCTGCGCAATGTATAAAGCTGGGAGATAGTATGTTGTTTTCGTGTTAATTTATCGCTGTCACGCAGCATATCTTTGATATCCATAATCATTCTCCCAACAACATTTTCTTGACACTATCAGAAGTAAGTTGCCCGCCAGTCTTATTGGTAAAGCTTCTGCCACGAGCTTTAGAGAGTTTTTCAAGCAGGCTTTGTCTCTCTCCCTCTGTCGCACTATCAATAGTGGCCGCTGCTGTACTGCCAGGTGCGCTTTGTTTTATAGGCTCAACACTGCCACCTCCACCGCCGCCACCGTGTAACTGCATCATAATCTTATGCATAGTCTCACCTCCCTTCACATACCGGCAAACGGATCATACGACTGCTGCCTATTATTCCCCAAATAACATTCTTTTTTAATTACAGGGTAGGCAAAAGTTAAGGCCAATGCATCCGCTCTATTAGGAGATGGTTGACCTCTTTTCTTCATATCATCCTTAGATTCAAGCTGTATTTGTCCTTTTAAATTAACACCAGCTTCAGGGCCTATCAAATCATTAGTTAAAATTTCATCATCTTCAATTACACCACCATTAATTAACCACTCTTTCATATTTCCCCACATCTCAGCCCGTTTATTAGCATAACCCAAATCAGAAGATTTTCCACCAAATGCAATAAGATTCCAAGATCTGCCCATTGTTTCGCCCGCACTCCATATACCTGTTCCATATCCTTGGTCTATGAATACAGCATCAGCATTATATTCGTCCTCAAATCTAGCAATAATACCTGCTGTAACAATATCGTTATCATTCTTTAAACAAGTATATAATCGTTTACTATAGAGGCCTTGCCTCAAGTAAACTACCAACTCATCAGGTCCAGTCCATGCTGGATCGCACCCAATAATAGTAGGCGCAAAGTTAAACTGTTCTTTCCTAATATTTCTGTTCTTAGCTTCTTCAACAATTTTTAAGCTAATAAATTGTAAATCACTTGCATTAGGAAATTCACCAAGAACACGAACTCGATATACATCACTGTCTCGTCCATATTCATTTGCAATACTTTCTATATACTGTTTTGAAACCCTTGGACTTTCTTCGCCATTAAATGTAAGTTTTTCCCAAAAGTGGCGGTTTATATTGTGGCTATTGTAAAAATAACCAGTTACTCTTGTAGGATTACTCGCCATTGCTACTCTTGCATTTTCTGCCGACAAAGCACTTCCTGCTGTTACAAAGACCTCTTCAAACACGCCCGACGCCTCGTCTACCAAAAACAAAATATTATCAGCGTGTATACCTTGCAATGCCTCTGGTCTATCCTTGCTTGCTGTTCTTGCCATAGCAAAGCTCCCTGTCTCACAAGTAAAATGGTCATTAGTCCATTCAAATAAATCATGCAGTTGCACTGGCATAGCATTCCACCACATTTTTAGCTCTGCCCATAAAGCATCTTTAAGTTGTGCGCTTGTGGGAGCTGTAACAGGAATCTTAGCTTTTGCGAAGCACGTTAAAAACCAAGGAATAATCCAAGCAAAACAAGTAGTCTTTCCTGTACCATGTCCAGACTTAACACTAACCTTAGCTCCCGGCTTAGCTATTGCCTGCAGAAATTCCTTTTGTTGATCTGTTGGCTCAACTCTCCATACTTCTTTTACAAAACGAGCAGGATCTTTTCGCCATTGTGGGATTTTCTTTTTCAAAAATTCGGCGTCTTGTTGGCTAAGCATCATCTATTTCCTCAATAATTGCCGCAAGGCTTTTCTTTATTTCGACCTCATGCTTTTGTATGTATAGACCATCCATTTTATTTAAAGTATCTATTGCCCTTATCCTTGCATTTGGATCAGGTTCTTCTGTGGCGATCTTTGTTAGTAATTCCTGTCGCTGATTTATATCCATTATGTTTTTCTTGTCTTTCCTTGCTGCAAGTTCTTTTAGTCGAGCTTTAATATTAGCCTTTCTTAGCTTTCTTGATGCTGTTACTCCTGCAGAATTCTTGCTATATCCAGCTTCTATAGCTGCTGCAGTTGCATTCGCTGTTTTGGCAAAAGAAAGACAAAATCTTTCTTCCTTCTCTGTTAATGTTCTTTCTTTTGTCATATACTCACCACCTTTGCAAATAAAAAAGCACCTAACCGAAGTTAAGTGCCTTTATATTAAGCTTTATGCTAAATTTTGATATATATTACCGTGTTTTATCGACTTTTTAACGCCGAATTATTCATGTAGACTAACGTATATTCTTATTCCAATCTGTAGACAGTTCCACAGCTATAGTTCCTTCAAATGGATACGTTTCCACTTTATCTACAGGAACAAGTTCACAATCATAATCATACATCACTAGTGCATCTTGGGGCATTTCCTTGAGCTTTTCTATTAGTTCTTTTACTAGCATTTAATCACACTCCAATAAATAAGCCGCTGTATTACCCCAACGGCAGGGTAATGTCCAAGCGCTAAGCTTGAACGTTTCACCAAGCTTGTTGTAAGCCTACTAACTTACAATACTATTTTAACTCATTAAAACAGGTAATATGTCGGAAACTTTTTTATTTTATCAAACCTTTTTTCAATGCCAAACCAACAGCATCTCGGAGAAACTCCTTACGAAATTCATAACAGGTATCTCTATTTACGCCGGTTAATTCTGCAATTATTTTCATCGGCTTCCTTTTTTCATATTTTTGATACATAACTTTACCAGTAAGCTGATTCTCATGTATCTTATAGGTTTCTGTGACAACTTCAAGCCATAGCTCCGGGTTCATTATTATCGACTGATATGGTCCATATCCAAATGATATCATACGTACTGGCTCAATGTTTTTTAACGCTGCTGTTTCTGTTGGATTACTGATAAAAGCATGCCCCCCACCGCCAGTATGCCCTTTCCTTGCAGTACGTTGCTCTTTTTCTTCATCAACAACTTTTTGTATTTGCTTACGATCCCAAAAGTACCGCTCTACATGCTTAATATACTGTTCTATTAGCATATCAGTCTCCTTCTAGCTTTGCTTTCTAAATCGCCTAAATAATGCTCCAAAAGGATTCATACTGTCTTCTACGAGTTGGTTCAAAATAGCCTCCTCAAACTCTCCGTGTTTATGTTCTTGTTCGCCCACAACAATCCAATATTCTCGCACCCATTCTCTCGTACCGTCTGCACTTTCAAGCAAATATAAGATACCTTTAGAATCTAATTTAACACCAAGTACTTTACGTTCTCCCTTAGGCACATGTACATTATCACCTATATTAAACTTGCTTTCTATTGTTAATAACATTTGTATCGCCCTTCTTATCTGATAGATTTATTGTAAAAATACTAAACCTTCTTAAAACTAATATAAACAAAAACGTTAATATCCAATGTTCATATACAAATTCAAATATCCATTTTATTAGATCAGGATAATTCATGTCTTCACTCCTTAATCATTACATATAGCTTGGCCGCAGTATTTACAGTAGTGAGCACCATCATCTACCTCACGTCCGCATACAGGACATGCCCAGCCTTTAGGTATTTGTTGTGGAAAAGGACAGTTTGGTATAAAATGCTCTTCGACTACCAAATTTACTTCTTGCGGTATCTGCTTTTGAGCAGCCGTCAATAAAGTCATATAAGCCTCTCTTTTCTTATTCATAGGCATTTTCCAAATGATTGGTTTTAATAAAGCTATTGATCTTTCTAACTTTAGTATGTTCATTCGGGTTCACCGTCCATAATAGCCCCGCAATTATAACAATAATGCTGTTCAGTAATATCCAACCCGCCGCCAAATACATCTGTTGCGGCATATGAGTTGCAATTAGAACAGTAGTAAGCACCGCCCCCTTCCCAACGTCCGTGCTTACGTTCCTCTACAGTAGGAAAGGTCATTATAACGCCAACGACTTTCATCAAACCCGCTTTCTGTCCTATAAAATATTCGTCATTGCCTGCATATATTTCATTTCCCATTCTCTCTAAATATTCCACTAAAGCATTTTTATCTATCAATTCCATATTATTCACCTTCCATTTTTGCGCCGCAGTTCGGACAATATTTTTTAACGTCGCAAATAAACTCTAAAACATGATGGCATTCGGAACACTCTACGTGCCATGCTTTTTTAGTAAGCCAATGCCCATTTTTACGTTCTTCTGTAGGCATTGTATCAAGCCTATCAGCAGCACTTTGATAACCGCTTCTAATTCCGTCGAAAAACTCACCCCAACCGTGTATATCTCTAGCTATTCTTAATAATTCAGCTTTCGCCTTATCAGCGTCTATTAATCGCATAATCTATTCACCCCAACCTATACACATAGTCAATTATGTTATCTAGTGTTTGACGCAAATACACCCTAGCGGTGATATCATCAACACCATTGTCTTTACCAGTGCTGATTATAAAGTTTAAAATACATTCAAGCATTTTGATTTGTGAAATACTGGCAGATTTATTACAAACATCGCAACCATCTTCACCGTCAATTTTTATGGGGTAACACAAAATATAATCTTCGCCGCTATCCTTTAAAAGTTTCACAATCTGTTCCATTTTTTCGTTAGTCATTTTTCTTCACCTCAAACAAATAATCGGGCTACTATCCATTTTGCTAATGACCGCGACGCTATGCAAACGATATTCATCTGAACTATCAAGATCTTCGTAGTTTTCAATCATATAAATTTCTGTATCGTCAGATAAAGTTTCTATTGCCTTTATTAGCTCTGCTTTAGTCATTGTTCTTCACCTTTCTCAGCACTAATATCAAACATATCGCCTAAATTTCTGACAACTCCCGCCAAAACCATACACATATTTCGCAGAGATTCTGGCGAAAAATCATAAATTGCTCTTTTTTGTTCTTCTTCTGTCATATCAGTAAAGCAGATATTTTCATACTTACCATCTCGCTTTACTCTGAAATAAATGCCGCAAAGTTCACGTTTTTTCATTGTTCTTTACACTCCCTTATCTGTGAGCAATGCTATTCCAAATAACATAAGTGTTATAGCCCCTATAATGTGAGTAATGACATATAAGCGGCTATGTCTGTCACTGCTGTCAGTCAGACGTACCAATATAGACCAAAGAGCTGACGCTATAGCCACAATAATAGATGCTGTAACGACACAATTCATTAGTAAATAAATAAAATCCATGCTATTCACTGTTCTTTACACTCCTTATATGCAACCGCCACAACAACCAAGTGGCACGTTTTCATTTACTAAACATTCAATGTATTTAGCGTAAGGTTTAAGAATTTCTGGCAACTTATCATCATCAACGCTCCATAGACCTTCTTCGACGTATTCCTTCCAATCAACATCAAACCAAACTCTGCCACCAGACAATAAGCAATCCTCAATCTCATATCTCACACCTTCAAACTCTAAAACAAGAGTTCCTCTACAAAGGTTTGGATACGCGCCGTCATAAGAAATAAACTTTACCGTTTCTTCATACCCCTTTATCTCAATTAATGGGCAATCTATCAGCCTAATGTTTGGATCTTCAATTTCACGAACAAGAATACAGCAGCCTTTGCTCTTATCAATAGAAAATGGTAGATTCCTATAAAAGCCAACTGGATATATCAACGGGCATTCATCGCAGTTTGCAGGCATGTCTATTCCTTTAATTGCTATCATTCTTTTCATCCCCCTCGTAATCTTGACAATAAGCAAAACCGTTCATTAGCACAAAATGACAGGCATTATAACTATAGCTATCTTTATAAGTGCATTCCCCATTACTATAATGCTTGCAATTAACCCACGGACAATATAGTACTCTCTGCTTTGAATATTCATCTCTAACGTGTATCTGTACTACTACGTTAGCCAATTTAATTATTTTCATGTTTTTCTAACTCCGTTCTGTCAGCCCAAGGAATCCTACGCGATTTAAACTTAGTTGGCATAGACATAACAGTAAGCTGAATACAGTTGCTACATTCTGGGGTTTCGCTCAACTCACTGTCCTTTCTGTTATTAATGCATAAATAACAATAGTCTAAGTATTTCATTTTTTATTCCTCCATTCTTACCCAACGTTTTTTGTCCTTAGGCATAAATTCAGAAGGTCTAGCAAAACTGTATTTCTCATTAGGCTTACAGTTACCACAAATAAAACTTCCTAGATGCTTACACTCATGGCACCAGCCTACGTACTTTATTTCAGGCTTTTTCATAATTTGCACCGCCTTTTGACCATTATTCTGACAAGCATTCTATTTCGGTACGTTATTTCTGCCCTTTTGCATTTTACTAAACCATCTGATATTTCCTCATAATAAGAATAATATGTACTCACTATAGCCTTATCATGTCTATTCCGAAGATATCTATAAGCAAGCATTGAGAATATACGTTCTGTTCTATTGTCCATTCTTTGCACAGCGTCGCCTCATTTCATAACGATATTTTGCATCATACGCCTTTGTCATGTTGTGGTACCCGAATATAATGATCGCTTTCGCCAGCATGACCCGACATTTTATTTTATTACGAGCCTTTCGACATGTTTTTAATTGTTCTCGAATTTTCTTATTAAAACTGATTGAGAATTTGCTTTTTCCTTCATACGGCGCAAATAACTTCAATTTCTTCAGTCTATTATTATCGATCTTTACACCTTTTTTCATCTACTCCACCGCCTTAGTCACATACATATTTTTTATTAACATACGCTTTGATATCTGCAGGATCAAATGCTCTGTCACATTTTGGGCAGCAGGGCAACATAGCATTATTACCCCGACCCATATTCTTTTCCATTTCTTTAAGTGCTACTCTGTATGGTTTATAGCTGTGGGCTATTTTCCAAAACCGTCTAGCACTTTCCATGTATCTACCCCATTCACGGTTTTGCCGTTCTTCAAAAATTGCGACCATGAGCATTGCTGCAAACGGATCTATAACTGCACCGCATCGGTCGCAAAATATGAGATGACTTTCTTCATCTATGCAAAGTTGTGGTTTGACATAATCAACACCATATTTATTATTTTCATAACATTTGCAGGCCGAAAAAAACTTCTTTTTTGATACCATACCTACAAGACTTCTAATTTTCTCCACTACTCCACCACCTTAAACTTCTCTAAAGTCAATGTCCGGGTAACGATATAGCAGCATCTTCTTTTTCAATAGATATACCGGTGTTTTCATACCCTTTGTATCGACGTAATAAACATGACCGCCGGCTTCCGTCACCTTAAAATCAGCCTTGTAAATAATCGGCCTTATCTTTTTACCTTCCCTCTTATAACCAGGCTGTAAAACAAATTTTGGCTGTAGTTCAACCTCTTTTACTGTACCTTCTCGCATAAGCCAATGTAATTGCCAGTAATAGTCAGCTTCTTTTTCGCTGTCAAACCGTATGCCGTCTACCTCGGTAACTCTATTGCCATATTTCAGCACAGGTACAGCCCCGGGTAAATTCGCCGGCGCCGTTACGCTGTCCGAACGTATTTTACTTACAAGGTGTGCTGGTAGTTCATTCCACGTCGTCATTTATTACTACCGCCGATAACATAATTTCTAGAGCTTTCTTCTCTCGCCTTAACCGGGCATTTTTACCGCCGAGCTGACTATTTTTCCGGCGCAAATGTTTGATTTCAGTCAGTATCTGCATAAGTACTGGTTTCAATACCGGTACATACTGATCGCCTGGTTCTTTTTCGATTAACGCCATCATAATTTTTATATTTATTGGTTTCACTATTTCCAACTCCTTATATTTAAAAGGCCGCCCCCTACGGGCTAATCACCTCCGCAGGGGTATACTTCCCTTTATGCTTGTATATAGTTAGTATGCGCGGCCGTTTTAACTAAAATAAATTCATTGTCCTCACTCCTGCTCGCCACTTATGCTAACGTATTCCTTGTCCTGCAATCTTTTAATATTATTAAATATCTCCCGTGCCTTCACGGCCCGTGTATCATCTGACCACATCAAGCAGTTCGGGCAAATATGCACCTTAAAACGTCGGCCTCTGGTTACGAGACTCCCCGCCGTTGTATCCTTATGGCATATATCGCAATTCATAATCTCACCTCAAAACGGTTCTGACTTATTAGTGTTCAGCTTGTCAAAATGTTCTTCCCCTAAAATCTGTAGTTCTGCCATATCTGCAGCAAGGTTATACATTTTTGCGTGCTTATTATTTCCATGTGTATCGGTAACCTTAGCTCTAAATTCGGCAATAGTCCCTAAGAAACAACCACAAGACACTGTTATACCTTTGTCTTTATTTTTGAAAAATGTCGTAAAACTAAATCTACTACCAATGCGACCGATCAATAAATAGTCAGCGTTGCCGTACACCCAAGCGTTGCCGTACACCCAAGCGTCGTCGCACACCTCAGCGTTGCCGTACACCTCAGCGTCGCCGTACACCCTAGCGTTGCCGCACACCCTAGCGTTGCCGTACACCCTAGCGTCGTCGCACACCCTAGCGTTGCCGTACACCCAAGCGTCGCCGCACACCCTAGCGTCGTCGCACACCCTAGCGTTGCCGTACACCCAAGCGTTGCCGTACACCCAAGCGTCGTCGCACACCCTAGCGTTGCCGTACACCCAAGCGTTGCCGTACACCCAAGCGTCGCCATCTTGCGCTAAGTTATCTTCTTTTTCCACATATCCACCAAGTTCACCAGCTTCAACACTTCCAAAGCTAATTAAAGCCTTAATCCTAAATAATTTCTTGCCCCATTGTTCTATAAACTCTGCTGTCAACTCATACTTTTTCATAGTTACCGCTCCTTTAAACTTTAGCTAAATCACCTTGACGACATGCTGACCGTTTTGGTACTACATCAGGCACTAACGGATGATATTTATAACACCGTTCACGATCAGCTACCACATAAGTAAATCCGCTTTCTTTATCTACCCTCAAAAACGGTTGATGTCCGCTGTATGGACAATCAACAGTGTTAATACATTCAGCGCATTTTCGTTCAACGTCTGCGATAAAGCTGATATCGTTGTAATTACGCTTTATAAAGCTATCATCGGCGTCAGGAAAAATCCTCTTTGCTGCAGCTCTGACTTTCTCACTCACTGGCTGCCGTAGTTCGCCAAATGTTTTACCGGCAGCAAGATCAGCAAACAACTTTTTAACAAACTCATTTGCCGCTTTAGAATTACGCTCAATAGCCTTCTTCTCTGCACCGATTTTATTTTGTCGTAGGATTGATAAAGTATTATTAATATCTGCCCATGTTGGCCAATATTTATTATTATCAGCGATATAATCAACAGTATCGCCCCACATCTCAATGTCTGTGTATTTATAACGCTCCAGGGTTTGCCTTTCGATAGTTTTTTTTGCATCTTCGCTTCCCCAGTTTGGCTTTAATCCCGCCGCCTGCCACACTTCATAAGCTGCCGTTATCTCTCTAAGTTCCAACATATGGCATGTCCCTCACTTCTTCCCAGTCCAGCCCCATAAAACAAGCCAGTCTGTATTTTCTTTTCTCTGGAGGTATCGCTGCCCAGCGCTCCTTATTTTTTGCAATCCATTCGTCTTTCTCTTGTGCTTCCCTGTCAGCAGCTTGCACTGATTTCGGTAATTTGATCTCATCCGTCCAACGTTCATCCTGCAAAAAAGTATCAGGATCAGGTATGTACCTTCCGTTCTCCTCCTGCCACTGATTAGTTTTTTTGTATCGCTCAACAGCAGCATTAATCAATGCATACTGTTCTTCAGAGTGTACACGCATATTCATCCATGCTATTCTTGCAACAGGCTTTTTCCTTTTCGACGGATATAATTCCCAAAATAATTCAAAACCTTTTTCTTTTTCGTTAACCTCTAATCTATTTTTGGTTTGCTCGCGTGCGTGCGCGTTATTATTATTATCATTGTTTATCATTGTTATATTATTATCATTATTGTTAGATGTTAGCTGACTGTTAGGTTGTCTGTTAGGTGTCTGTTGACCGTCTGTTAGCTGACTGTTAGGTTGTCTGTTGTCGACTTCCCTTTTTCCTTGATAAACCTGCCAGTTTACTATAGTTATCAGCCTTCCAGTCTTTGTTGATTGGTCTGTTAAAAAATTCATATTTTCAAACTTTTTTAACGCAGTCCTTACATTTTGGACTGTTAGTCCATTTCCGCAAGCTTTTACGATATTAGGCAAGCTGGTTATAAATTGTCCCGGTTGGCAAATAAATTCTTCTCCCTGCCAATACCACTTTTTTTCACTGTGATTTGCCATTAAAAGCAGAGTGATTAAAATTACCTTTTGCTCAACTGTCGTAACCTGCCAAATCGGACTATCTAACAATTTTCGATGTAAAGCAATAAACCCAGTATTCATAGCACTTTACTCCTGATGGTCATATTTTGTAGATAAATACGCTTTTACCTTTTGCCCAATTACAACGCCCTCGGCGGCATTGTGGCGCAGGTAATGGCATTTATTACAAAGCATTGCCATATCTTCCAATCTATCCTGTCCGCCTTGTGACTTTAGTGGCTCATGGTGTGGCTTAACTCCAAGCTCAACAAAGCTATTGCAGTTTACACACAAACAATCATCACGCCGATATACTTCCTCGCAGAGTTTTTTAAGCGCTTTACCCTTAAGTCTTATCCTCTTTATTTTTGGAATCATCTTTAACGCCCCACTCCTTGATCAGCTCATCTAATTCTTCCTGCGGCCTAGTTTCTACGCCAATATCTTTTGCCATAGATACCAAACAATCTATAAAACGGCTCATCTCTTTCGTGTCATAAGCACTGCTACCGTAATATACCCTTACATTGCTATAGCCTTTAATGTTCTGACATTCACCAAGCAATTCAGCTATCCAGCCAACACCATTGCTTTGCCAAATTTCAATAGTTCTGTTTACAGCATCAGTTGGCACTGGCCATATTCTGCCGTAACCACATTCCCTGATCGCCTTCCTGTAAACATCTTCCTTGCTATGAAAGCTCTCTTCTGACAGCTTTTCTGCTATTTTTTGACACAATACCCAAGCGTATTTATTAGCGTCGTTAGAACGCCCTTTGCGCCATTGCTTGACCTCTACAACATACTGCTTTTCAGGATCGATTTTATTGATTTCTTCTTCCTCTGATAAAGGGACAGGTACTACTAAATTTATGTATCCCATCCCTTTTAATCTCTGTAACCCTTTAACCGTGAACTTCATTTCATCCCAGCTGCCTTAGCATTGATCATTGATCTAATAGCATCATAAGCATCAGAATATTTTTCATCTTCAAGAATTTCTTCTAAATTTTTCAGAGTTAAATATTCTACGTCATACCATTCGTTATTTCGAGTACTTTTAACTTGACACTGAATACCATTTATAAATCTTACATAACCAGATGCACTGGTAGACGTAATTTGAATTGGGCTTTCTTCTTGACGTTTCTTTTCTTCACGTTTATCAGCTTGCCGTTTTTCATGTTTTGTTTCATAAAAACCGCGATATACAGAAGCCGCAACACCAACGTACTTCAAAGCATTTCCGAGTGCATCTGTTAAACACATCTTATAAGCTTCATCATTAGGTTCAATCCCATTCTTATTTTTCTTTACAATCATATCCCCACCATAACCAGGGATAGGAGCACTCCAATTTTCACCGTCTTTTATGAACAAATTCACCTGCATAAAAAGCAATATTCTTCCGTCATCCTGCATACAAGTAGTACGTATATCAACAATTTCAAATTTCCAACCAATTCCACACATCCCATATTTTTCCGTCATTGCTTCTATTTTCCATTGCGGATTAATATCACTTTTACCACGCAATGCACCAAATTCTATTTCTTTTAAAGCATCTTTTGGTGGATTAGATACAGCTGTATATCTATCGTCCATCATAATGCCCTCCCCGGATAGCTTAGTATCATCTTGCTACGTAATTCAGCTGTTGTTATTCCCTGGTTAGGTTGATAATCTTCAATTTTATTTTCAATACTATTTGCACTACTTTTGATCCATTTCAGCAATGTACTGACTTTAGCTTCATCACCATCCAGATCATCCATTTCCTTCAGATTCTCTAGAATAGCCTCTGCTTCATACCGAAGCGAATATACTAAATCATCAAATTTATCCATACTTGCAATCCTCCAATTCTTTTGCTAAAATGAAGGTGGACGCTAAACTTCGTAAAATTTACATGTCCACCCTGAGCTATCGAAGCTGCAACTTCGGTAGCTCTTTTTCTTTTGCCTATCATCTCAACACCCCTACTGTCACTACAGCAGCCATAATAGCAATGTATGTTCCGACAAATATTGCAGTAGTTGCTACGGTAAAATCTCTAATCATAAGCCTGCCACCTGCCCCATAGCGTAACCAATATTGTAGATCATTCGTACTGCTACCAGTGTTGCTACTACAGTCAGTAACCACATAGCCGGATACCTTGCAATACTATTAAGTAAGCCTGCTATTATATCAACCGCTGCTAAGTATGCTAAGTGAATATCTTCATAAATGTTCTTCATTTTCTCATCTCCTATAAAGCCTTTAACGCTGCTTCAAAATCAAAATTTTTCCTTCGCTTACGACTTCGCTTTATCCCATTAGATCGATATTCCATATTCTCACGCATAACTTGTGCTAAAGCTTCATCAACTAGCGGAGGATCTAACCTATATACCTTCCCAATCCGAAGGTATGGGACAATTCCTTCACGGCAATACCTTCGAATGGTAACCAACGATAATCCTCTGCTTTTCGCATACTCGTCACACGTCACAAGTTCCATCTTCCTGATCCTCCTTTCTTTCAATTTCATCAAGCCCCTTCTACTTTAGGTAGAGCTAATTGTTAAAAAAAATAGTGTCATACGGAAAGCCTAAGTTTTTCGAAATAACCTTTGCTTGACCAATGGTAACACTATCTGGGTTTTGTTCAAGTTTACGATACGTTTGAACATGGATTCCTAGAAGTTCCGCCATATAATCTTGTGTCTTTTCTCTAAGTAACCTGGCTTGTTTTAACGAAATATCTTCCATTTTATCGCCTCCTATGTGTTGCCTCTGATAATATTTTAATCTACTTTCAGTAGATTGTCAACCGCTAAAAGTAGATTTTTTTCATATCATCATTGATTTTCTTCTACTTTCAGTGTATTATATAAAAAGAGGTGAAATCATTGGGAATAAAAGAGAACATAAAATTACTAAGAGAAAAATATAAACTATCTCAAAAAGATTTGGCCCTTATCGCGGGAGTTACGGATAAGGCTGTTTCTACATGGGAAAGTGGTGCAAAAGAACCGCGAATGGGTGCCATTCAAAAAATAGCAGATCATTTTGGATTAAAAAAAAGTAATCTCATTGAAGATAACGGCCTTACCGAAAAACAGGGTTATTACATTGATCCTGAGGCAGCAAAGATGGCCCAAGAACTTTATGAAAATCCAGGTATGCGTATATTATTTGATGCGGCCAAAAATGTATCTCCGGAAGATTTAAAAGTAGCTGCAGAACTCATTTCAAGAATGAAAAAGAAAGAAGAATACGAAGAGTAACAGGAGTGATAACCATGATATCAAGGGTGGTTCTTGCAGACCTTCCTTGCAAAATAGGTGGATATTGCGTTACAAATGCGGATGGAGAAAAAATATGTGTCTTGAATGCACGTCTTACCTATGAAGCAAACAGAAAAACTCTTCTGCATGAGCAGGAGCATATTATAAATAATGACTTTGATAACTATTGTTTTGTTGATGAACTTGAAGCTCAACGTCATAAATGAATTTAATAAAAACTATAAGTATAGAGGCACTAAATTATGGATAATAAATTTAAAATTAACACTATTAATCTTACTAACATTTTGTTATTAATTATCATATGTATGCTTTGTTTCCAAGCGTATCAAATAAATTTAATATCACAAGAAATTGATAGCCTTTGGCTTATTAAATCTGGTATGGATGATATATATCACGACTTGCGCTATATTCAACGCGAACTGTCTGATATACATTCTTACCTTATAAGTTTGTAAAAAACATCCCCAAAAATATAATAAAAAAAGGAAGTGAAGCAATGTACGGCGACGGAACAATATGGTACGACAAAGTACGAAAAAAATATTGTTACGACTACTGCGACAACGACGGCAAACGTCACCGTAAACGCTTTGCCACCGAAAAAGAAGCTAAAGAATTTAAGAAAGAAATACGTGCAGAACGTGATAAAGGTAATCTCACAGCATCTTCTATTACCATTGGTGAATGGGTAATAGAATTTTTAGAAACATATCAAAAACCACACCTACGCAGCAGCAGTTTTGCAAGGCAAAAACAAAGTGCTAATAAGCTTGCTCCTATTGCACATATACCCATTGACCAGCTCAGCGGCAAAGAAATACAAAAGCTGTATAATAGCTATGACGGTGTTTTAAGTACCTCTTCAATAAGTAAGATACATAAGTTACTTTTCTCCGCTTACAAGAAAGCTGTGGCTCTGAGAATGGTACAATATAATCCAATGCAAGCTGTTGAACCGGTGAAAATCAAATATAAAGAAATGTCAGTATTTTCTTTTAGTGAACTGCTCCGCATCTTCCGTGTACTACGGACCAATAAATACTATAAAAAATACTACACATTATTTTATTTGCTCCTAGTACTTGGCTGCAGGATAGGTGAACTTCTTGCAATAAAATGGGAAGATATTGATTTTGATAAAAGAGAAATTTGTATACAACGCGCAAAAGACAGTGGTACTGGTCAAGTATTCCATGATCCTAAAACAAAAGCAGGTATACGTCACATCCCGATCGTCTATGATGCATGCATAGAAAGACTAAAAGCTATGCAGACAAGCGGTAAAATCACTTATATAAACGGCTTCGTATTTTGTACCGAAAGCGGCAAAGCCCTTAACTATGGAAATATCCGACGTGCTTGGGTAAAGATATGTGAGTTGGCCGGAATAAATAAAAATATCCATACATTCAGGCATACATTTGCTACAGCAGCACTCACCAAAGATATACCCATCTTAGAAGTATCAAGGTGTCTTGGACACGCTGACGCAAACACAACACTTAAAATGTACGGACATGCAATGCCAGGATTTAACAGACATATAATAGACCTTTTTCAGAAGAAAAAAACAAAGAGTGCGACCAAAACTGCGACCATAAAGCAACAAAGCTAGTTATATCAATGGTTTTCAAGCTTGCAATAAGCCCTCCGGAGCCGTGTGCGGTGGTTCGATTCCACTCGGGCGTACCAATGGAAAAGACAGATGCAGACTTGTTCTGCGTCTTTTTTATTTTGCATAAATCATAAAGAACGAAATATAATACTTCGTTTATTCTGGTCATATAAAACCCTGCTGCAAATTACAGCAGGGTTTATTTTCAAACGTTATATTCATATTTTTGAATCGAACCGACAGAAAAATGCACCAAATAATCAGGATAACCATCGACAGGGATCCAAAAAGAAACTACGTCACCTAATTTACCGACTTTTTTACGATAACTGGCTTCACCATTCTTCCACGCTTCTTCTGCCCTGCAGCCCTTGTGCTGTTCTAACGGCTCAACTAAAGCACACTTGTTGCCCTCTATGCGTCCTGTACTGGGTGCGACTTTATTGGCAGCAATAATATTACGCTTTTTATCAATAAGCATTGCCGACTCCGGATAATTATCCCACATCAAATGAAACGCTTTAATTACCTCTGCCTTTTCCAT